TGCTGTATGATCTAAGAAAACAAGCACATGGTGATTATGAATATCTACCATTGTTAAAACTGATCATTAGAAATATTAGATCCGGAGTGTATGACAAAACCATATTGGACAAATACAACAAGACTGAAATTAAAAAACTCAACACTTGGATACGCAGAGATAGAGATTTAGATTTTACCTATGCAGGACTGAGACAGATTGTGGACAAATATTTGGTGCAAGATCGTTCATCAGGCACACTGTACGAAACACCACAAGACATGTACATGATGATTGCTGCCACACTGTTTATGAACTATCCTGAAAAGAAAAGAATGCAATATATTAAAAAATATTATGATGCTATATCAACACACAAAATTAATATTCCAACACCAGTGATGGCAGGTGTGCGAACTCCCATTCGTCAGTTTGCCAGTTGTGTACTGGTTGACAGCGACGACACTCTTTCTAGTATTTTCAGCAGTGACATGGCCATTGGATTGTATGTGGCAAGACGTGCGGGCATTGGTATCAATGCTGGCAGGATCAGAGGCATCAACTCAAAAATAAGAGGTGGTGAAGTACAGCACACAGGAGTGATTCCATTCCTTAAGAAATTTGAAAGCACAGTGAGATGTTGCACACAGAATGGCGTGAGAGGTGGCAATGCCACTGTACACTTCCCCATATGGCACTCCGAGATTGAAGACATACTGGTATTGAAAAATAACAAAGGCACTGAGGACAATCGAGTGCGAAGACTGGATTACAGCATACAGATTTCTAAATTGTTCTATGAAAGATTCATCAACAGTGAAGATATCACACTGTTTTCTCCACACGAAGTGCCTGGATTGTATGATGCATTTGGCACAGAGTCATTTGATGACTTGTATCTAAAATATGAAATGGATAAAAAAATTCCTAAAAAAACCATTGCAGCACAAGAACTATTTTTTGATCTATTAAAAGAGCGAGCAGAAACAGGCAGAATCTACATAATGAATTTGGATCATTGTAATTCACATTCTTCATTCAAAGACAAAGTATCCATGAGTAATCTATGTCAAGAAATTACATTGCCCACCACTCCTATCAATCACATTGATGATGAAAAGGGCGAAATAGCATTGTGCATACTGAGTGCTATCAATGTGGGTATAATTAATGATTTGGATGAATTGGAACCTCTGTGTGATCTAGCAGTGAGAGCATTGGAAGAAATTATAGACTATCAACAGTATCCCGTGAAAGCCGCAGAAGTATCCACCAAAGCAAGACGTTCACTGGGCATAGGTTATATTGGACTGGCACATTATCTTGCCAAACAGGAAGTAAAATATCATCACAAAGCCGCTTGGGAAGCAGTGGACAAACTCACCGAAGCATTTCAATTTTATCTATTAAAAGCCAGCAATCAATTGGCACAAGAACGAGGTGCTTGTGCTTTGTTCAACAGAACCAAATACTCGGATGGATTGCTGCCCATAGACACTTACAAAAAAGAAGTGGATGAGATCGTGCCACACAAAACAAGAATGGCATGGGAATCATTGAGAAAAGACATCAAACAGTATGGATTAAGACACAGCACACTGTCAGCACAGATGCCCAGTGAAAGTTCTTCTGTGGTGAGCAATGCTACCAACGGTATTGAACCACCCCGAGCGTTGTTGAGCATTAAAAAAAGTAAAAAAGGTCCACTCAAACAAGTGATACCAGGCTTTCCAAAATTAAAAAATTCATACACATTACTTTGGGACATGCCCAGCAATGATGGATATATCAAAGTCGTTGCCATGATGCAAAAGTATTTTGATCAAGCCATATCAGGCAATTGGAGTTACAATCCACTCAACTATGACAACAATGAAGTGCCGCTGAGTGTGATGGCTGGTGACATGTTGAATGCTTACAAGTATGGATGGAAAACTTCCTACTACCAAAACACATTTGACTTCAAAGGCGACGAAGAAGATCTACAACCATCTGGCATTGACCCCGTGGATGCTAAGGATGGATCAGAAGACTTGACATTGCCAGAAAAAGGCGTTAAAATAAGCACAGCACCAGCACCCACAGACGAAGCTGACTGTGATGCTTGTGCGATATAAATATGGAACAGAATAATAATATGTACAGAAGCAGTGACGATAAGTTTTTTGCTGGAGTTTGTGCTGGATTGGCACATAAAATGGGCTTGAGCAAAATAGGATTGCGAATTGCATTTGCTTTGGGCACATTATTTTTTTGGTTACCACTGATAGTTTATATCGTGTGTTGGATGATTTTTCCAGAACGTCCCACTCACAACAATAAAAAAATATTAAAAGGATAATGAGCAAAACAATTTTCAATAGAAATGAAGTGGATTGGAGCAAAGAACCCATGTTCTTTGGAGAAGATTTATCTGTGCAAAGATACGATATATTCAAATATCCACAGTTTGACAAATTAAATCAAACCATGTTGGGTTACTTCTGGAGACCCGAAGAAGTATCATTGCAAAAAGACAGAGCAGATTTTGCTGGATTCAGACCAGAACAAAAACACATATTCACTTCAAATTTAAAATATCAAACACTGTTGGATTCTGTGCAAGGCAGAGGACCCAGTTTGAATTTCTTACCTTATTGTTCTAATCCAGAGTTGGAAGGTTGCATTGTGACTTGGGATTTCTTTGAAACCATACATTCGCGAGCCTACACACACATCATGAAGAATGTTTATTCAGATCCATCAGAAGTGTTCGACACCATATTGAACGACAAAGAGATTACCAAGCGAGCAGTATCAGTCACAGAAAATTATGACAAGTTTGGCGAACTAGCACTGCAGTACACTGTGAACAACAAAGGCAGTGTGGAAGAATTAAAAAGACAGTTGTATTTGGCCATGGTGAATGTGAATCTGTTGGAAGGTTTAAGATTCTATGTGTCATTTGCTTGTACATTTGCATTTGGAGAATTAAAACTGATGGAAGGCTCTGCCAAGATACTTTCATTGATTGCTAGAGACGAAGCCACACATTTGAATCTGACCACACACGTGATCAAAGCATGGCAAAAAGGTGACGACAAAGACATTCTAAAAATAATCAAACAAGAAGACAAAACTGTGATTGAGATGTTTAAAAAATGCGTGGAAGAAGAAAAGGCTTGGGCAAGACACTTGTTCCGAGATGGTTCTATCATAGGTTTAAATGAAAGATTACTGGGACAATATGTGGAACACATTGCCAACAAAAGATTAAAAGCATTGGGATTTGATCCAGAATTTGATACACCAGCCACTCAAAATCCTCTACCTTGGACCACCAATTGGTTGAGCAGCAGAGGTGAACAGATAGCTCCACAAGAAACAGAAATAACTTCTTACATAGTGGGCGGTATCAAACAAGATATCAAAAAAGAGACATTCTCCAAATTCAAGCTGTAATTAGAACACAAAAGTTACTGATTATGATTTCAGACACTGTACTGCCCGTTGTTGGTGATGTTCGCTTGTTGGAAATTCAAAAATTATTGAAATGCCATCACACAGAATGGCTCACAGTGGAAAATCATCCTGCATCACACACAACACAATGTCACCAAAATGTCGCAGAACACATTCAACGTCACCAAGGCACAGCACAGTTGGGTTATAATATTATGTTTTCAGAAAACTCAACCAAATGGACTGCCATTCAACACTGTGTATGGCGTGACAATCAGCAACAATTACATGATATTACTCCGGTGAAATCCACTCAATTGAATTCACATTGTTTCATATGGGGCAACACTGCCAAATTATTTCATAATGTATTTTTTGATACTGTAACGATAAATTACAACTATCCTATTCAAAGACTTCGTTGACACGGCACCGTTAAATAGTGTATAATACAAGCATGTCAGAATCAAACAAAACCATAGTGTGGAGCAAGGTCACTTGTCCTTTTTGCGACATGGCCAAAACACTGTTAAAAAACAAAGGCATTGCGTTTGAAGAAAGAATGATAGGTGTGGAGTGGACCAGAGAACAACTGCTGGAATCAATACCACAGGCAAGAACAGTGCCACAAATTATATTGAATGGCGAATACATTGGTGGGTACGATCAACTCCGAGCATATTTTAATCAAGGAAAAAAATGAATAGTTTCATGAAGGAAGTGAACAACACAGATGTGTTCACAATCAAACTCAACAGCAAAGAAGAATTGGTAACCAGGATCATAGAACACAACGAAACTGAAGTGTGTGTTCGCAATCCCATGTGCATGGTGCAGACACAGTCAGGCATAGGCATGCAACCTTGGGCACTCACAGCGACATTGCAGGAACAATGGATAAATGTGCAACACATTCTGACCATAGTGAGAACCAACAAAGAGATAGCCAGCAGTTACATGCAGAGCACCACAGGATTGACCATATGAGCAAAAGATTGATACTGTGTGATGTGGATGGAGTGCTGTTCCATTGGGAGGTTGCTTTTGATCGTTGGATGATGCGTCAAGGTTATCAAAAACAGAAAGAAAACAGCTACAAGGTGGAAGAACACTATGG